TTTAAGAACTTCAGGCGGGACACCTGCTCGTCTTGCGCTAGGCATCAGGCAATATGCTCCATAATAATTTTTTCACGGAGCCTATTGACTCCAAATTTGTCCCTCATCCAATCTAGGACAGGGGCACTTCCTTTCTCCTGATTACAACGGGTACAGGCACATACGACATTCGTTGCGACATCCTGCCCACCGCGAGCCCTAGGATGAACATGATCGATAGATAACTGAGATAAGTCATAAGTCTTTCCGCAATAAATACATGTATGGTCAAAATGTTCCTTAATAGAGCGCCTCCACAGGCGCTTGGCTTCTGGTGAGGTCATGGCTATTAAGTTGAATAGGTAGTCGTCAGGAGTAGGAAGTAACGGGGTCATGCTCGGCCTTTACGTGCTCGGTTTTTAGATGCTTTTTCAAGGAATGTTTTACCATTCTTTTTGTGTGATACATCTTTACCGTCACCATTACCATAGGTACCCCGTTTTCTGTTTTCTTTGTTTAGTTGAGACCGCTTAGCGATCTGTAGTTTAGATGAGTCGTACTTTTTTTGATACGACTTATAGTTACCGTTAGCGTATTTGGCACCGCTATATTTAGACGTTCGAGCCATGTAGCCTCCGATGCACAAGTTCAGGGTCAACTGTAGGCATCACTGCAGCCAGTTTACCAAGTGGATTGCTGTCCATGGCGACACCGCTGATGTCATTTGTCTTAAGCCAGTCACAAGCTGCTTTCAAGTCTTGGGTAGTTGCCTCACCAGATTTGATCCGGGCAAGGAATTCCTTAGTGACAAGGTTATGCAACTCGTTAAACTGGTCTTCAGTAGCCTTTTTCTTAACCATTCCTCAATAGCATTTGGTCTAGTTTGGTTTCAATACGAATCATATGGTCTTCTATCTTTTGAACAGCGGTTTCAAAGTCTTGCTTAGGTACATAACTTGTAGCAACACGCAACTCAAAAGTATCTAGACGTTTATCCATATCAGTTATTCTATTGTGAACTTTATTTGTAAGAGCTGCGCCTGCTGCAACAAGTGCAATGACAGCTGAAACACCTGCTTCAATCATTAGTTAGCGAGACAATAGGTACAATGTCATTACATAATACTTCAACACGTGAACCAGGTCTAAATGTAAACCCAGCTCTCATAATTTCAGTACATTTAAGCGCACGAACAAGTTCGTAATCAAGACGCATCTTTTGTTCGTGTTTACGTGCAATAGCTTTGCAAGTTTCAATCATACCACCATCCAGTGGTACTGAAAAGTTTAGCTGTACGCCATAGTTATTGCTACGTACGTACCCAGTGTAATCATGAGGAATAGTATCGTTGCCCATATAAAAGGGCGAGAATTGCATGGTGGTTCCATTACAACTGTTATTGGCTGCAAAGTATTGACGAGACGGTGCTCCATTATTTTGAAATTGCACCGCCTGATTGGTTACATTACCTGTAGCTGCTGCCACGGGATTTGATGTATTTTGGACTTTTGGGTCTTCGTTAGCAAACGCAGGACTTACTGAGAGAAGACCGACAAGGAAGTAGTAGTGGAGACCTGTTGAATGGTTTCGGTGACCAGGCTGTCTTCGATTATACCCGCTGCCCGAGTTACAATTTCTAGTTGAAACTGTTCCCCGGCATTCGTTACTGAGTAGGTCGTTGCTGTGTCTGCGATGTCTCCGCTGGGTGTTACGTTTGTTCCAGACCATGATGAATAAGTGCCACCATAAACGTTTGTTTCAATCGTACGATCGATGTCCACAGTGGTAGTCGTGGTGGATTGCATACTACCCTGAGTAAAATTAGGTGTAACCTGCTGTGCAGCAGCTGGGCTGGCTAAGAAGAGAAGCAGTAAAAGTTTTTTCATTGTTTCTTTTCACGTGTAATAGAAAATGTTGCAAGAGTGCCACTAAGAATTGAGGCTACGTAAGTTGGATCCATTTTTGGCATCCATCCAGCATAACTGGCAGTCAGGAGTCCTGCTGACCAGACGAGGACGATAAATTTGATGAATCCTGCTTTCCTTTCGTTATCTTGTTCCATGCTTGTTTGAATACTGGTTTGAGTATCATTACGATGTATTTGAACAAAGACGTAGCAGTAAGGGTGGCAGCAACACTAATAAATGCTGTTGTAGCTGCTGTAGTCATGATAGTAGTTGTAGGCATTGGCACCTCAATATCCGTAAACGGAATCTCTACTATCTGAGCTTCAGGTGGTAAGTCTATATTCGGTTTTGTAGGTTGTTTTTTAGCAGTAGATTTTTCTTCCTTTTGTGGAGGTGCGTCTTCCGTGTTAATCCCTTCGATACCTGGTGGTGGTTGAAGCGTGTTAGGAGGTACAACAAGTGGTTTGTAGCTAGGTAGCTCCGCTCTTGGTACCTCCAATATAGGAGGTGGCATAAAAGGCGCTTCAGGTATCGCCAAATAAGGTATTACCGGAGGATCAATCCAAGGTTCCACCGAACAAACCGCGTTCGATGAACTTCACTGCTTCATCATCAACAGTATTATCGGTTGATTCAGCAAGTTTTGTCAAAAGATCGACGATAAGACGCTTGACCTTGTCAGAATTGATAAATGAAAAAAGGATTGGACGGATAAGTGTGATCATGATAGTTTGTTAAATTAAGGTCGGCTGAACTGGTCAACACCATCGCCAGCTGCGCCACCAACGTACAAATGTTTTCCATCTGAACTGAAGGTTATAACTTGAGGAGCAATTTCATAGGAACTAATATCCAAATAATCATCAGGAACACCGCTAAAGCTAGAAGATGTAATATCCCATGCAGTTGCTAGATTATACATATGGACTTTATCAGTGGTTGTTCCAGTAAAATAGACTTTTAAACCATCCGGGCTAAAGAAGACGGATTGGTTTGCTGTCTCACTAGCAGTAGTAGAAAGGTCTAAATCAACACTCGACGTAGATGAGGTAATAGTCGATGTAATATCCCATGCAGTAGCAAGTACTTTTTTGTGGATTTTATCTGTAGTAGCATCTATAAGAAATAAAGCAGTTCCATCTGGTTTCCAAAAGAAACCTTGAACTCTGCTACCAAAATCTCTAGAAGCAGTGTTAGACATACCAGTTGTATTCCATGCTGAGCTGGTAGTATATTCACGGATGACACCATAAAAATCATTAACCCACAACATTGTGCCGTCAGGTTTAAATCTTACTTCTCGTGGTGCAGTAAAATCGGAAGGACTGCCAAATTCAAGGTTAATTGAAGAAGTTTCTGCTGCGGCTGTACTAATATCCCATGCAGTTGACAAGGTTTGTTGTTTGAGACGACTGTTTTGATCTACAGTCCACATTTTGGTTCCATTAGTCCTAAATTCAATACCAAGGACTGCCACACCAGAATCAACGTTAATCCTGTCAAACCTTACGTGCGAATAATTGCTTATATCTTCAAAACCATTGTTTGAAGCACCGCCACCACCACCAGCGGCAGCATATTCACGAACCGACCCCGGTCTAGTTACTGAAAGACTTGTAGCACCTAACCTCATTAGCTAAGCTCCGTCAATTCAAGAACGCCGTCAGTCGTTGCGTCCCGAATAACAGCAATGTTTGCTTTATCAGTAATAGAAAAGTCAAGCCGCTCACCATCAGCAATAAAGTGAGAGGTAGTGGCGTTAGCAGTTTGACTACCTTGACCAATAGCAAATCGAATGTCAGCACCTACAGCACGCATAGAAATACGGAATACACCGGCAGTAAGTGCAGTGTTAGAAGATGTAGAGCCTGCTGTAAGTTGACGTGCAACACTAGGCTTGCCGAGAATTTCAACGTTTTGGGTATAATTAAGAGACATAATAATTAAGAAGGTTCAGTAGGCCAGGTGACGTTGTGAGGAAATCCGTCAGTAGACGGAAGATCCCGAAGGGCTGTGCGATAAGTAGCCCAAACAGTTGCATCAGCAGAGCTGTCAGCTAGTTGGGTCCAGTCAGTATCAGCAAGCTTTTTGTTGCGCTCCGTGCGGACACGTTCTGCAACCTCTGCATCAATACGAGCACGATAAGCGGCTTCGTTATCAGCAGCAGTAGTTACGTTTCCGTCTTCGTCAGTGGTGTCGGTAAAGACCGGACCAGCGACAAAACGGGTAAACCATTGACCGTTGATTTCTTCAACGCCGTCACGGGTGCTGACACCATAAGGAGCAGTTACAGTTGCCGCTGCACCATTCAGTACAACGTCATAGCCATAGCTGTCGAAAATGTCAGCAGTAATGTTCTTGGGAAAGCTTGTATTGGGGTAACTCGCCTTAAATTGGCTAACGGTGGTTACGGCACCAGTTTCACGATTTCTAATTTCCATATTTAAGCGATTGCGAAAAAGATGTAGGTGCCGCCACTAGCGTTAAGCTGCGTAGTAGTAGACCCATTAACTGTAAAACCTGCATTTAAGGGATCAATATAATCTGTATTAATCTCAGCACCATTATTATCAAAGCGCAAGTAGGGGTCATTACCACCACTATTAATGCCACGGGTTGAATCCCAAACAAACCAAGATCCTGTATCATCTGTACGTTTTATCATGACAAAACGAGCACCTGCTGTAAATCCACAATCAACATTAATGTCAGAACCTGTGCCGGTATAGCTGCCGACTTTACTGATGCCAGGAAGGGTGGCAAAGAGGTAGGCGATGTAATTGGTTCCAGTGTAGTTTGTACCATCCCAAGCAGCGTTACCCAAATAGAACTCAGTTGAAGTTGGTTCGGTGCTATTCCACGCGAGACTTCCACTTGTACTTCGATCTTGATTTGTATTAAGACGGATAAAATTCGCAGCAGTCAGGGATGAATGATAACAATTCCAGTCAGAAGTGTTACTGTTTCGTGCTTTTGTAATGATAAATTCAGGTGTTACACCAAGATTATGGGCAATAGATTGATTGGTAACCCCTCCCGTATAAGTCACCACGTCGAAGAAGCCTGGGGCACGGCGGAACTGCCAAGCTACAGGAGTGTTGCCAAAAGCGGAAACTGGAAGTCTTATCTTGCCACCTGCACCGTCCCATTTAAAGTAGTCAGGCGTACTCTCTGCAGCGGTGCTAGAAGTGTCCAGCCATTTATCAGTAAGCCTTGCCTCAATGTAATTAGTCAGTAACGTGGTTCTTGCCGTCGCAATTAAAAGGTCTGGGGCAAAGTCACATGGAATTTCAGAATTTAGGGCAAACGAGGATGCAGTCTGCACGTTAAAAACATCCGTCCCAGCCTCGGGCGGCTTATGCGGACGGCGGATTGCGATGTAAATCCAGTCAGCACTAGATCCTCCTAAATCTTCATCAAAAGCAAATCCATTTTCATAAACCCAAAAACGGAAAGATGCAGCTTCGGAGTCAGCTTTGTTTGGAACTAGTTGAGGGTCGTTATTGCCATCATTACTCATACCTCTCATGGTGTCATAAAGATACCAATCACTAGTAGAGTTAGTACGTTTAATTAAAACAAACTGTGGCTCAAAACCAGTATTAACTTCGATGGTGTTGCTGTTTAAGACACCACCGCCATTAAAACTCCCGCAGTGAATAATCGCCTCGTCGCTATTCGTGCCAAACGATTGATCGTTGTGGGCAAAGATATAGGCGACGTAGGAGGCACCAGAAGCATTTACGGCTAGGAATGGTACAAATTCAGTACTTGTAGGGACTGCTTGAAGCGCACGATATGTGCTGGTGCCGGCGTTGGTATAATTTAAAGCTAAACCTTCACTTGGCGCAAATTCATGACCAACATGGTACACGTGCCAAGCAAAAGATTGATCTGTTCTTTTAATAATAATGCAACCCGGAACACTACCTAGATTATGTGAAATATTCTGAGTACTACCTGTACCCGTATAAGTCACCACATCAAAGAACCCCGGCGCTTTGCGGAAGGTCCAGGAGGCGTAATCAGTTCCGGAAGCATTCACATATCCATAACTACTATCAGTGCCAAGATCAAAACCGTTGACATTAAAACCCGTTAGTGTACCGGTAGCATTAACTGAACTTTGCGTACCGTTCGTACGGAGCCATTGATTAGCGCCTCGTTCAGTGTCGTAAAGAGCGTGATCAGTGAAAGATGTACTACGTGACTTAACCCAAACCATCCCACCTTCACCGCTCAAGTTAATGCCATTCGTGATTGTTCGAGCAGATCCTGTACCTTCATACAAAAACGTACTAAACACGTCATCGACGTACAACTTGTCACCACCTGCTGCCCCGGCGGCTGCCAGGGCTGTTTTATTAGAAATAGGATCCATAATCAGTTCACGTAATCGACAAGAGCAGCACCGCGATAGCGGGTTCCACCGTCGTCAGTTACAAAGAAGAACAGGTGGGTCTTACCAGTGGTAAGCGTGGGAGCAGTATCAGCGTTGAACTTAACGCTTGCAGGCCAAGTAACAGTGCCAGAGGTGTGAGTCAGTTCAAGGGTAAAAGAACCGACAGTACCGCTTGCAGGAGGGTTAGAGAAGGTAAACGTAGAGTTACCGTTGATAGTTTTGGTGAAGTAGTTACCAGTGCTCAGATCAATGTCCAGAGCAGCGACAGCTTCCGCAGCTTGTTCGTAAGCACCATCCACGCTGACACCAGCGTTAAAAGTTTGCTCAGCGGTAAAGGTGTTAGCAGTACCAGTAGAAATACCAGCGTTAGCATCTACATACGCTTTAGTCGCAGCATCAGTACCTGCAGTAGGTGTACCAAGATTAACAATTTTATTAGTCAGTGCATCTAGTTGACCACCAAGTTCAGGTGTTGTGTCAGTTACAACGTCAAAGGCATAAGAACCTGCACTAAAATTGATAAATCCAGTACGTTGATCAACCTCAAAAAAGTCGCCAATCTTAAACTTACCGTTTTGATCAGTAATAGCAGTCCAAACTTTACCACCGTTACTTTCAACAATCTGCTTAGAATCGTCAGGTACACCACCATTCTCAGGTAATGCTCTGTAATCAGTACCACTACCAACATACTCCATCGTATGACCACTAGAAGCAATCATAGAACGAAGGAAGAACGACACAGCAGCACCATCAGCAACTGCACCGTCTAGACCAAGGTTATCGCTTCTAAGGTTAGGGTTTGGACGGCTAATAGTTACAGTCCAACCACTACC